TTTCAATAAGAAAGGGAGGATGTAAGGAAATTCCTGTAAACAGGCTTTCAGACCCACTCCTATTGAAGTCTAGATTTAAACTTTCTATCATTATTTACCAAATAATAATAGTGTTCTTTTTAAATCTAAAACCGGAAGACTTGGAAGTTTCCTTCCTCGTCTTTCTGAAGAGACATTGTGAGATTCTTTTTATAGAATTGAATGATGTTTTCGAAAAACGGATTGACCGATCGACAAAAATAAGATCCGAGTTTTGATGGTTCAATGGAATTAGAGAGAACTACCTTTTGGGTATTTTTCTTTTTCCATCGGACAAGTTGACGGAACAGATTGTTATTAACTTTCTTACATTCCGGCAACACATCCTCATCTTCTACTACAGTTGTAGAAGTTGAGAACTCATCTAGTGATTCTAACACAGGTATATGATAAACATAACCGGTTCCAGCTTTGGATTTCGAGGGAAGATCTTTCATTTGTTTTACGAAATAAATGTTCTTCTCCCAAGAAGACTGAGGTTCGAAACCTGGGTTTGGATTCAGTCCACCAAATTCTGTGGAAACATCGATAGATCGAGGAGTAATTACTCCTGATCTCTTCATTGTCGCCGCTACATAAGCTTTAGGGAGCCCTTTCCTGAGTAATTCAGTAATAGCTCCTTCTTCGGCATTATCGTAGCACTTGTATTTTCCAGTACCTAAATGGTAACATTCAGGACCGTAAAATACTTGCGAATCGATGCTTCCCCATACTGGGGATATGTAATTCTTTCCCATACTTAATTCTAATCCTATGGCTTTAGTAAATCTTCTCCAGTTGTTATACTGTTCTGGTGTACCTCTCATTAAGAGATCGTCACCATGGAACAAAGCAGAAATGTCATTAAGACCCTTCTGTTGAGTATAACAAACTGTAAAAGCATTTGCTAAACATAGAATCGGAAAACTCAGGAGAGATCCCATCAACTGCCCATTAATTTGGTAAGTATCAGGGACACCGGACCAAGAAGGATATTCACACAAGTGGACACCTGATTCCCTTTCTAAGAAAGGTACAATCGGATGGTCACCCAGCGCTTCAACTAACGAAGAAACGGCTGTGCTCATGATGTCTGCGTGCAGACCATCAGTTGCAGATGAATAATCTCCCGAAATCCAGTGAGTACCTTTCGGTACCATCTCTTTC